AGCTGCACTTAAAAACGCCGAACAAGCCGTAATTGATAAATACTCAACAGAAATAAAAGCTGCTGTTGATGAATTACTGGAAGGTAGCGAATCTCAAGAAGTTATCAATGAAGCAATGGATATACCCTTTGCCTCTGATCCTTCTCTTGTAGATGACAAACCTGTTGAATTAGAAATGGAATTTGAATTTAATCCAGAAGATTTTAGACTAGATCTTGAATCTATAAAACAACAAGCTGAAGCAGATCCTGAATCTGGTGGAGAAAAACCACAAGACACAGAATCTCTTGCTGCTGATATTGGTGCAGCCCCTGCTCCAGAAACTCCTGCCGCAGACGCTGGTTCTCCTCCGCCTGCTGGTGGTGGTGATTTTGGTGGACTTGGGGATCTTTTGCAAGAATCTAATGAAGATGACTTGTTAAAAGAAATTTTTTCTTTATTAGATGATGATGACGAATTAGTTCTAGACGAGTCTCTTGTTGTTGATGTTGATGAAGTTAAACATGGTCATGTTGTAACAGATAATGGTGCTAGAAAATATGATGCCGAATTAGCTATGGCAAAACAAGAATCTTCAGCATATAAAGAAGAAGCTGAGGAATTAGAAAAACAGGTTGGAGAATTAAATAATTCCATCCTTGTGTATCAGAACAAACAAGAAAAATTAAGAACTGTTCTTGATGACATGAAAGGTAAGTTAGAAGAAATGATTTTACAAAATGCTAGACTTTTGTATAGCAATAAAGTTTTACGCGATGCCTCCTTGAATGAGCGACAAAAATCTAAAATTGTTGAAGCCATCGCTAAGGCAGAGACTTTGAAAGAAGCAAAAACTCTCTATCAAACTCTTAAAGAAACTACAGTGGGAACACCTAAAGAGCGTGGACCAAAATCACTTAGTGAGTCGGTACAGAGAAAGCAAGTTCTTTCCGCACATCTGCCACGACGCAAGCAAGAAAATCAAGTTCAGGAGCAATCATTTGCTTCCAGAATGAAAAAACTTGCTGGCATAGACTAATATAAAAGGAGAAAATGATATGTCTATAATTGAAAAATTATCAGAAGGCATCGTTAATCGTGATTTGAAAAAAGAAGGAGCTGCACTTTTAAATAAGTGGGAAGCTACCGGACTTCTTGAAGGTATTGATACCCAACAAGGCAAGCACAATATGGCGCGTCTTCTTGAAAATCAAGCGAAGGAACTTCTTCGCGAATCTAATACAATGAGCAGTGGTAACATTGAAGGTTTTGCTTCAGTTGCGTTTCCAATTGTTCGTCGTGTTTTTGCAGGTTTGATTGCAAACGATTTGGTATCGGTTCAACCGATGTCTCTTCCTAGTGGTCTTATCTTCTTCCTAGACTTTGTGTATGGAACTGGCTTAGGGCATTCAAATACACTAGAAGCACGTCTAGGTAATAGAGCTAATAGATCTATTTATGGTACAGACCAAGTTGGTTCTCAAGTAACCGGTGGTGTTGACCTCGTTGATGCTTCTAATAAAGCAGGATTTAGTGGTCCAGGACGTGATGGTATGGTAGGTTATGCCTATGGTGCTGCTACAGGTTCTAATGCTACTACAGTAGGTAACGCTACAACAGATGCTGTTATCACTACATTTATGCTAGATGGTGCTGTTTCTGAAGCAAATGCTAAATTAATTAAATACGATCCCGATCTTTTAGCTATTACTGATAGTTCATACGGTGTTGCTGTAATTGATATTGCAATTGATGAATTTGATTCTGCTAAAGGTGATCCTGATTTCAACAATCTTGCTGGTTTTGTGTTTACACATTTACAAAGAGGAACAAATCGTTCTGCTTCAGGTGGTGCTGCATTAGTTGCTGCTCTAGCTAATTTTGGTGGTATTGATTCAGGTTCATTTGATGATAATGATGTTGATCAAGTTCGTCGTTTAACTCAAAGAGTTTCTGCTGATAATAACAATCTTACAGAAGCTGGAACAGAAGCAATTCGTTTTGTTATTTCTGGTGATAATACTGTTATCTCTTCTGCTGCCGCTGCTGCTGCTATTGGTTCAACTTTAGCTATTGGTGATTTATCATTCCCAATTGCAGATCAAATTACTTCAACAGCCAACAAGCTTGGTGCTATTGATGGATTTGCTTTCCCATTGGAAGGAACAGTTGATATGCCAGAAATCGACATCAAAGTTGATTCAATCGCAATCACAGCTCAAACCAAAAAGCTTAAAGCTAAGTGGACACCTGAGTTGGGTCAAGATTTGAATGCTTATCACAACCTTGATGCTGAAGTAGAATTAACTTCTATTCTTTCTGAGCAAATTGCTTTGGAAATTGACCGTGAGTTACTTGCGGATCTTGTAAATGGTGCAACTGCTGCAACATATTACTGGTCTCGTTCTCCAGGTCTTTTTGTAAATCGTTTGACTGGTCAAGAACTTGGTGCTTCTGCTGCTGCTCCTGACTTTACAGGTACAGTATCTGAATGGTACGAAACTCTTATTGAAACCATTAATGACGTTTCTGCACAAATCCACTTAAAAACACTTCGTGGTGGAGCTAACTACATTGTTTGTTCTCCTGAAGTTGCTAACATTTTAGAGTTTACCTCTGGATATCGTGCAAACGTTACAGCTGATGCTGATAAAGGAACCATTGGTGCCGTTAAGGTTGGTTCTCTTTCTCGTAAGTTTGACATCATCGTTGATCCTTACTTCCCAAGAAATGCTATTCTTGTTGGACGTAAAGGTGGTTCTTTCTTAGAATCAGGATACGTATATGCTCCTTACGTCCCACTACAAACAACACCTACAATCTTCGGTGTCGATGACTTTGTGCCACGTAAAGGCGTAATGACTCGATACGGTAAGAAGATGGTTCGTCCTGATATGTACGGTCTTGTAATCTGTCGTGGTCTTCTTGGAGAATCTGGAGCTTCCTAAGCCTTAGTTATTCTTCATAATATAAAAAACGCTCTTGGACTTTTGTTTGAGGGCGTTTTCTTTTTAGAGAAACTACTTATAATGAATAGGTCATCTGACCTCAAATTTTAATTTAATTAAGGAGAAATAAATTATGGCTAAATCTGGAAGAGCTTTTTCTGATAGGAAAAAAATTGAAACTTTGACTTCTGCTAAAAATATCACAGTTGCTGACTGTGGAACTTGTTTTATGGCTGATGGTTCAGGTTACAGTGCTGATGTAACTCACACTATTCCTCACCCTTCACAAGCTGGTAATGGCTGGTGGATCAAAATTATTGTTGCAACTGATGTCTTGGACAGTGGTGGAGACGATATGATAGTAGCAGTTAGAGCTGATGGAAATACTGATGGTTCTAGTACTGTTAATGATCTTTTGGCTTGTCTAGAAGTTTGTGCAACAGATGATGATCAAGGTGCTCAAGAAGCAGATGGTCACACTTTTAAGCTAAGAGGTGAATCAAAGGCATCAACATGCGTAGAAATTATTTGTGATGGTTCTAAACATTATGTTTTAGCTCATACGTTTGTTGCTGAAGACTTTACTGTCACTAACTCATAGTAGGTAATCCATGAGCAAAAGAGATAAAAGACTTAGAACAATTCTTAAAAGAATGAACCTCTTGGGTGAAATTCCTTCACCCGAGGTGGCTCGTCGTTATGGAATCCAAAAACAAGTTCAAGCTGAAATTGACAGACGCGAAGCGATCCGTCTTGCAGAAGAAGCAGAAAAGCAAAAAGCAGAAGAAGCAGAGCGCAAAAAGCGTGAAGCCGAAGAAGCGAAGCGAAAGGCAGAGGAGGACGCTAAACGCAAAGCTGAAGCTGCTAAGAAAAAGAAAGCTGCTGCTGCAAAAAAGAAAGCTCAAGCAAAAAAACAATCTTCCGAAGAATAAAAAATTAACACTATATGTTAGTCCTCCGCTCTGCCCCTTGCTCTCCAATTGCTTGGGGCTTTTCTTTTTTAAAAAACTAGTTACTTGGAACGGAGGCACCATGTATGTCATTACCAACTTTAACACCAACATCAACACAATCAGCAATTATTCTTCCTGTAACAGGAACTCATTCAAATGTTGCTGATGCATGTCCAATGGGCATGTACACAGGTTCTGTTGAATTTATAACGGGAGCAGTTAAACAAGTCAAGTTTACTTATAAAAGACTTGGCGGAGATGTTCTAGATATTGAACTAACAGAGCAAAATGTTTATGCTAATTATGAAGAAGCTGTGTTAGAATATTCTTATATTGTTAACCAACATCAGGCTAAAAACGTAATTGGATCTGCTCTGGGTGGAGAAACTGGTTCTTTTAATCACAAAGGTGAGACCACAGATGGTCCAGATGGATATGCTTTAAAATACCCTAAGTTTTCATTTGAAACTAGTTTTCGTATTGGTGATTCTTTTGCTACAGAAGTAGGGCTAGGTGGAACTACTCCTATATATTCTGCTTCTATTACTACCGTTACAGGAGAGCAAGATTACGATTTACAAGATATAGTGGAAAAAATGTCAGTTGATGGTACGGCAGCGGGTTCAGCTTTTACAGGCTCAGTTGGTAATAGAAGAATAAAAATAAGAAAAATGTATTATGTATCACCTCAGCAAATGTGGAGATTCTATGGATATTATGGAGGTCTTAATGTTGTTGGAAATTTTCATAACTATGGACAATATGCAGATGATTCATCTTTTCAAGTAATTCCTGCTTATCACAACAAACTTCAGGCAATGGCTTATGAAGATCATCTTTATACTAGAACATCTCATTATTCATATGAAATAATTGATAACAAATTAAGATTATATCCAAGACCAACAAATGTTTCACCTGAAAAATTTTGGTTTCGTTTTACAATAGAAGACGGAGATATATGGACAGATACAGGAGCAGGTCAAGATGGGGTAAATAATATAAACACTCTTCCATTCGAAAATATACCTTATGAGAATATTAATTCAATGGGACAACAGTGGATAAGGCGTTATTCATTAGCCCTGTCAAAAGAGACTCTTGGTCAAATAAGAGGCAAGTTCGGAGGAAATATACCAATACCTGGTGACAATGTGACTCTTAATGCTTCTGATCTTCTAAGTCAAGCAAAAGAAGAACAGACAGCTCTTAAAGAAGAATTAAGAAAAGTCTTAGAAGAAACAGAGTATTCTAAACTAATTGCTGCTGATAAAGAAATGACAGAAAATGCAATTGGTATAATGAAAGATGCTCCAATGGGAATTTTTGTAGGGTAATTAAATGTCAGATGATAACAAATGGTCAAAACTAGATGCTCCACCTCCTCCAATGTTTCTTGGAGAGAAAGAAAAGAATCTTGTAAAACAAGTTAATGATGAAGTTATTGAAAGAGTTGTCGGACAGCAGATTTTGTATTTTCCAATTGATATTGATCATACAAACTTTCACCCTTTGTATGGAGAGGCAATAGAAAAAACGTTTCTTCCCCCTGTTAGGGTATTTGCAAGAGTTGAGTATCAAGGTGTTGAGACTAATGTAATAGATAATATTGGTTTAGACAAGAAAACAGCTTTAAAAGTTATGTTTCATAAAAGAAGATTAACTGATGATCAAAACTTGTTTGTTCGTGAAGGAGATTTTGTAAAATATGGTTCAATTTTTTATGAAATTGTAAAAACAAATGAACCAAAACATTTATTTGGTCAAGCAGATACACAATTTGAAATTCTTGCTGACTGTATAAGAGCTAGAGATGGAGTATTCAATGCAGAATGATGAATTTATAAAACACCAACCTTCAACTTTTGAAACCATTGACACTGGTTTATATGAATGGGTAAATAACAATTTAGATCTTTATACAAAGACTAATAAAGGTATATATAAAGTGCCTGTTTTGTGGCTTGGGACTGAAAGAGTTTATCAAATAAAAAACGATGTGCGATTAAGAGATAAGGTTGGTAAATTAATATTGCCACTTATTACTATCAATAGAGCTTCTGTTACAAAAGATCCAAATTTTAAAGGTTCGTTTCAAGCAAACTTGCCTGAACAGCAAGATTACAGAGGTGGAGCTATTACTAATTCTTCTAGAATTAATCAAGACAAAACACAAAATTTTCAAAATTCTTTGATACAACAATCTTCAAGTAATTCACAACAAACTGGTAAACTTTCAGAAAACTCAGATGTTGTATACGAATATTACAACACTCCCATACCTGTGTATGTTGGAATAAATTATGAAATTACTTTGAGAACTGAGTTTCAACAACAAATGAATGACCTATTGCAACCTTTTATAACTACAACAGGTCAAGTTAATTGTTTTATTTTTGAAAGAGACGGTCATAAATATGAATCTTTTATTCAACAAGACTATTCAATGAACAACAATACTACAAATATTGGTGAAGAAGAGAGAATGTTTGAAACAAAAGTAACAATTAAAGTATTAGGGTATCTTATAGGGGAAGGATACTCGAGAAAACGTCCTAAATTAGCAAGAAGAGAAAATAGAGCAAAAATTAGATTTACCGGTGAGCGTAGAATTTTAGGAGATAAAGCCCCATGGAAAAAGAAAGATAAGGATTATAGAGATTAAAGGTATTTGGACTTTCACATAACTATTTATAAAGACAATTGTATTAAAAAGGAGAATATTAATGCCTAGAAGATTTGATTTTGTTTCACCTGGTATTCAATTAACAGAGATTGACCAGTCGGAACTCCCCGTTACAACAACTAACGACCCAGGCCCTCTTATAGTTGGTAGAGCTTTAGCAGGTCCTGCTATGAAACCAATTAGAGTAAGCACACTTGAAGATTTTAATGAAGTTTTTGGAATTGGAATTTCAGGTAAAGGAGGCTCAGATAATGATATTTGGAGATCGGGAAATTCTCTCGGACCAACATATGGAATTTATGCTGCTCAAGCACATTTAGCTTCAAATACAACACCGGTAACTTTTGTTAGATTATTGGGAGAACACAATCAAGAAGCTAGCACTAATGCTGAGTATGCTGGTTGGGCAATTGATAACAATGCTGCACCGTCTACAACAGTTACAGCAAATGCTGCTGCTTATGGATTGTTTGTATTTCCTGAAGCCACAGCAAATGTTGCAACTGGCTCTTTAGCGGCTATATTTTATGTAACAGGTGCTGTGTTAGCCCTTTCTGGAAATAAAGCTGGAACGAATGAAACAACTGCGTCTGTAGGAACTATGATTGATTCTCTCGGTGGTTCTGTAGCTAAATTCAAAATATCTTTATTTAACACAGATAATCCTGCTGTTGGTGATGCTGCTGCTGAGGAATTTACTTTTAATTTTACCCCTGGGACCTC